GCAAGAGATAAAGCAAACAAAATAGGATAAGCTCATGGTTAGTGAAATCAAAGCAGACAAGCTGACAAATCAATCTGGTGACCAAGACACATCGGTTGACCTCTCAACAAACGATGTTGTGAAAGTTAACATTGCAGGGTCGGAGAAGGTCAGGGTGGATGCTAATGGCAATGTGGGTATTGGGACTGCAAGTCCTACTCATACCCTTGAAATTGATGTTAATGACGATACCCAAGATGGTTATAAACAATTAAAATTGGTTGGTGGTAGACCTACAATTTTTATGAGGGAAAATAATGGCAGTGCTAATGAGAATTTTCAACTTAGAGTTGATAGTGGTAGCTTCTTAATCCAACAACAAGATGATGCACAAAATAGTGCATCAACAAAGATGTCTGTTGACCAATCAGGTCGTGTAAAAATAGGAACTACTTCAACAGTGTCTACAGCAACTGCGGAAATGTTGGCTGTTGATGCAGGAACAAGTGGTGGTTATCCTGCGGTTTTTGCTTCAAACACCTCTGGAGGATTCGCATGTGTATTTCTTAAAACTGGCTCTAATGTAAGTAATCTCATGCTATTTAGGCGAGATTCTACTCAAGTAGGTTCAATAACTACCAACGGCTCAGCAACTGCCTTCAACGAATCTTCAGACTATCGTTTAAAAGAAAATGTAGTAACAGATTGGGATGCTACATCAAGGTTAAAACAACTCAAACCAAGTAGGTTTAACTTCAAGGCAGACAAAGACACAACTGTAGATGGATTTTTAGCCCACGAAGTATCAAGTGTAGTACCCGAAGCTGTAACTGGAGAAAAAGATGCGGTTGAAGTTTGGGAAAAGGAAGAAAAATTACCAGATGGAGTTTCTGTTGGCGACAACAAATTGGATGATGATGGTAATACCATACCAATTATTCAGCAAATAGATAAATCTAAACTTGTTCCATTATTAGTCAAAACAATACAAGAGTTAGAGGCTCGTATAGCTGCATTGGAGGCTAAGTAATTGAGTAAGCCAACTTTAAACTCTCTTGATACACGCACAGCTAAACTTGAAACTGAAACCAGTATTCAATTCAGGGATTTGTTTAATCGTGTTAAGCGACTTGAATCTATCATGCTTGCTTCTACTGGTGCTACTCTCCTTTTATTAATAAGTATAGTTATACGGATGTAAGATGGACCCTCTTACTATAAGTGCGGCTATATCAACTGCGACTGCCGCATTTGGGGGTATTAAAAAAGCGTTCATGGCAGGTAGAGAACTTGAGTCTATGACTCAAGACCTATCTAAATGGATGGGTGCTGTATCTGATGTAGCTAATATAGAAAAGAGGTCTAAGAATCCCACCTTATTTTCCAAAGTATTTAATGGACAGAGCATAGAGCAAGAAGCTATCGAAGCATTTGCCGCTAAGAAAAAGCTAGACCAACAACGAGACGAGCTAAAGACTTTCATAATGTTTACTCATGGAACAAAAGCATGGGATGAACTTATAGGTATGGAAGGCCAGATAAGAAAACGCAGACAGAAAGAAGTATATGAAGCACAAGAGCGTAAAGAAAAGATTATTATGTGGACTATTGGCATCTGTACCTTTGGTATCGGCATTGCTATCCTCTGCGGTTTTGCTTATGGTCTCTTCCTGCTTGACCGAGGCACATGAACATTACTATAGACCTACATTAGATAATGGTGGATATACTATATGTAGACTAAAGAAGATTGAGAAGGTACATGAATCATTCAGAGGAAAAACAACAAGACAATACTGGTGCCTTTATGAAGGAGCAAACAATAGTGGGGGAATCGAAATCATGGAGAGCATTGACGCTTGCCCTCGTCAAATCGTATGTCTCTACGAACCAAAAGAAAAAAGAATTACAGTTAAAGACTTACTAAACTCAATGAAGGATGCTTTTAAATGACAGCAGAAGAGATTGAAGAGCTAGAAGTAGAAGAAAGAAAACTTAGATTAGAAAACAATAACGCTAAAGAAGACCAACAAAGATACATGGTTTGGTTTTCTGCTGTATCTGTAACAATTTATATTGGTGTACTTATGACAGACTTGGTTAGTCTTGAAAGACTTGACCACTTATCTTCTATAGGTAATACTTGGGTATTAAGTAATATGGGTATAATAGGTGCGTTTATAGCAAGCAATGTATTTATAAAAAATGGAAATGGTAAGTGATGTCTAAAACTCCTGCATGGCAAAGAAAAGAAGGACAGAATCCTAGTGGTGGATTAAATCAGAAAGGCAGGGATTCTTATAAAGGGAATCTTAAACCACCAAGCAAAGAGGTTGGCAATAAAAGAAGAGCATCTTTCTGTGCAAGAATGAAAGGTATGAAAGCTAAACTTACTTCTGAAAAAGTAAGGAACGACCCTAATAGCAGAATTAATAAAGCATTAAGAGCATGGAATTGTTAAATGGCAAAAAGCAAAGTAAACCAAGCAGGTAATTATACCAAACCTAAAATGAGAAAAGCATTGTTCAATAGAATCAAAGCACAAAATATTCAAGGTACTGGTGCAGGTCAATGGTCAGCAAGGAAAGCACAACTCTTAGCTAAAAGATACAAGGCCTCAGGTGGAGGTTACACTTGAAACCTTCTCAAACAAGTTTATTAAACTGGGGTAAACAAAATTGGAGAACCTCAGATGGTAGCCCATCCAAAGGGAAAAAAAGATATTTACCAGATGCCGCATGGAAGGCTCTTACTCCTGCGGAGAAATCAGCAACAAACAAAGCTAAAGCTAAGGGCAATAAAAGAGGACAGCAGTTTGTTAAACAACCAAAGAGAATTGCAAAAAAAACCAAACAATATAGGAGTTAAGTTATGCCAAGTGGTAAAGGAACTTATGGGTCTAAAAAAGGTAGACCACCAAAAAAACCAATAAAGAAACCTAAGTGATAGGTACACTACTTACTTCAGTTACTTCATTAGCTTCTTCATATCTTGAGGGTAAGACTGCTATTCAAAAAGCAGAAGCCCAGATAAAAATGAAAGAAGCTACTGGAGAAATTGACTGGGATTTGGCGGCAATGAGAGCTAGTCAATCTTCATGGAAAGATGAATGGTTGACTATACTTTTTTCTATACCTCTGATATTATGTTTCTGTGGCGAGTGGGGTAGGCAGATAGTAACTGACGGCTTCCTTGCTCTCTCTGGAATGCCGACTTGGTATCAGGTAAGTTTGGGCAGTATTGTTGCGGCATCATTCGCCACACGAAGTGCTAAGAAATTTTTTAATCCAGTAGGTAAAAAGAAATGACGTTTAGATTATCAAGCAGAAGTATAAAAAGATTAGAAGGTGTTAATCCAGTTCTTGTAGATATAGTAAACCTGGCTATTACTAAGACTAAAGTAGACTTTGGAGTTTCATGTGGGGTAAGAACTTTAGATACTCAAAAGAAATTAGTTGAGTCTGGTAAATCTCAAACTATGAATAGTTATCATATACTGCAAGATGACATGACTAGTTGGGCAGTAGACTTGGTTGCTTATATAGATGGAGATGTATGTTGGGAAGTAAATGTATATGATGATGTTGCTGATGCTATACAAAAAGCATCTAAAGAAATAGATACAAAAGGTTTTCGTGTTAGATGGGGTGGTGCTTGGTCTGTACCTGACTTGGCTAAGTGGGATAAGACTATGGAAGAAGCATACCTATCATACATAGACTACAAACGTAATTTAAAACAGAGACCTTTTTTTGACGGACCTCATTTCGAACTCAACAAGTGAAGCTCCTCTTCAGTTAAGTTTAGGCTTTGAAGAATGTGTAGACGAGATACCTTTTGAGTCTGCTCCTCCTGAACAATGGCTTTATCTTCTTTTTTGCGAAACAGTTGAGAACAATCAGGACAGTAATACTTCTTGTTAGCTTTTATTATTGCTGACTCTCCACACCGAGAACACTTCCACTCATTAATTATAACTTGTTGCTTTTCCATTTAGTTTCCTTTTAAGTTTCTGTATCATCTTTTCTTTCTGAGAATTATCTTTCAGTAATTTTTTAATCACAGAGTTTAAAGAATCTATCTCATATTTAATTGCTCTATCTACACCAGAATAAACGGAGTCCATTCTATCTGCTATATCTGTTATTCTTTTTTGTTTCTTTGCCATTTAGATTTCATCCTATCCCATTCCTCATTTAACATATCTACATGACGCTCAACCTCAGGGTTGTTGATACGCTCTCCACATTTACATCTAATGTTTTTAAATTGTATGTGGCCTAGATGGTGCATCATTTTGCAATGAGGGCATTGGATTATTACCTTGCCCTTCTGGTCTTGTCCTTGAAATATTTTGTTCACTTATGTTTCCTTATCTTTTAGAAACTTTGGTCTGTTTGGAGGGAGTTTGATATATGTATATCTTTCATAACAGTTCCCTTCCAAACGACCATAGTTCAAATGCTCCACCATTTGTACACATAAGTCTTTGTCTGTAAACTCCACTGCTACAATCTGTAGACTAGAAGTTATAAGTACAGCAATGTATGTTATGAAAGTCATAGTTTGTTGGCAAGGTGGAGGAGTGGAGAGATACCACCTTGCCTATCTTTAGGGAGAAAGATTTAAAATGGTACGACATCATCATCATCTACGTCAACCTTATTGTTAGTAGGTTCTTGTGAAGCGAATTGTCTTTTCTCCTCTATTTTCATTGAAAGAACTGTACCTCTAGCAGTTTCTTTTTGCCAACATGCTATTCTTTTTTCTCCTCTATCTGTAGATATAGGCCCACTATACTTTGGTGAGTTCTCGCTAGTAATATTATTCTCATACAATCTACCAACCTTTACATAGAGTTCTCTATGCTCATTGCCATCAGGGTAAGTTTCTTTTACTAGAACAATTCTTTTGTTAGAACCTTCATCATCCCACTTACCTGCACCAACAAGTTTACTTTTATCATGGTCTATAGTAAATATAGCGGCAGTATTTGTGTTATCATAATCTGACATTGTTTCTCCTTAAAATGGGTTGTCATTACTTTTCTTGTCGTCTTGGACATACTTACTTCCATCTTGCTTGCCTAAGAAGATGTTAGCATCACAACCAAGATGTGATAGTGCTTTAGTTAAAGCATCTGTCATTGCCATCTTAGCGGCTTCCTCATTTGGTCTTTTCATACCATCAGTCATAAGAGTTCTTGAACCTGCTACTGGTCCATAGCTAAACTTATTGTTCCAATCTTTTGGATTGGCAGTCCACCATATTGTAACTTTAGCTATAACTATAACAGTTGTACCTGCTGTTGGATAATCATAATCTACTTCGTATCCCCAACCTTTACCTACTGGACCAAAAGTTTCTGTCATCTTTTGTATCTGGTATTGTGGGTCTATTGATGTAAACTTTCTTGCACCAAATGATACTGACTTCAGGTATCTTGGGTCAGACTTACAAATTCTATTCCAGTAAGTCATGTTCTCTTTCTTTTCTAAAGACACTTCTAAATCTACATCTTTTGGTTGTTTCTTTTTAACTTCACTCATCACTCTCTCCTTTAATTGTGATTCGGATTGCTCCTCGTTTATCTTTCTTGAGGCTTATCTTATCATTATAAACCTCTCTCTCTTGCTCACCAATAAGGGTTTTAATCTCCTTTTTGGTTTCTTCAAACTCTTTAGCTGAACCCTCTTGCTTTATATATTTAGCAGAGAGTTCGCTAAAGTAGTTGTTCCCACTCATATCTTTAGCCACTAGTTTATCTATAGCTATACCATCTATCTTTTTCTGGAGTTTAAATTTCCCTTCTCTATCTTCTGGTTCTTTAAGTTCCATTACATGTTCCCAGAATTTAGCACATTGTTTTATTACTTCTTTCTGGTATTCATAGTCAGGTGCTACATGTACACATTCCCACCTATTGTTTCCAAATATGTTTGAGAAGTACATGCCATCTATTCTGCTATGGGTATATCTTTCTCCCATTAAGTATAAATAGAATTGAAGTTGTGGCATATATCTAACAAGTTGTTTGTCCATTGTGTTGAACTGATGGGTATGCTTGCACTCTATACCTGCATAATTGTTATTATCTGTATGTATAAGACCATCAACATGACCACGAAGGAAGCCAGATTCAAACTCACAAAACTGTGAATCAAATGCAGATAACATTGGATAGTTTTTATAAAACCATTGTAAGTTAAATGGTTCAGACATAACTCCCATTTGTACTGCAAAGTTATCTGATAAATCTTCTGGTTCTATTTGACCAGTTTTCTCTGCCCAAAGTTGAAACCAATCACCATTCATAATTCTAACGGCATCACTACCGCCTAAGAAACCTTTACGTTCCATCTCTCTCTCCTTTGTTGTGTTAGGGTAGACCGAGCAAATGTTTTACACAGGCATGGTAAAATATAAATCTACCCTAACTATTTAAACTTCTATTGCATAAGTGCAACGAAGTCAATCCATTGATTGTGCCACAGTTTTAATTTTATTTACCAAAGCTCTTCTAAAATTTACTGAAGGCATAAATTCTTTTGTAAAGTGTACTAGGTATGGGAAGTTTCCATTCAACTCTTCTCTTGTTGGTGAAACTTTAATAGCATACTCAATACAATCAGCAGGATATTCAGCTAAACTTTTAGATAACTGCTCCAATCTCATGTGTCTCATCTTAGGTGTCTCCCCGAATGGTACTCTACAGAGGAATTGTAGCTCAGTGAGGCGTGTTAAAATAATCTCCCTACGTTGAGGCACCAAAAAAGTTTTAGCTAGTCTCCACGCTGAAATTACAGCTTCCTTAAACTCATGTATTTCTATGCCATTCTTCACAGAAAAATTAATTGTACCTCCTGAAGATATAAAACTAACATTATTAATGTCTTTAAGTTTCTCTTTAAGAACTTTGTCATGTTCATAAGGTGGTCTTATAAATGCTTCTGTCATTGCTTTCACAATACCAAATTGTTCTCGTCCAGTTATCATAGGTTCTGATATTCTTTTGTCCTCTTCTACTGGTCTTATATCTACAACATTCATTTTAATCTTTTTCATTTTCTCTCCTTTATGTAATGCAGTATTTCGTGAAACAATGATTTTGTTACAAGTCTTTCAAAGACATCTCCATCAATTATTACACATGTTTTTGGTTTCCCTTTCTTTCTTTTGAAGAAAGCTATGTCTCTTTCTTCAAGCACAGAGAACGCATTGGGGAAACTAGATGCGTCTCTGTACTTTATCTCTGCAATTAATTTCTCATCTGCTATATCTATAACTAAGTCACCTGAGTATTCACCACCTAACGAACCGCTAAGTGGTTGTTTCTTAACAGAAAAACCTAGTTTAGTTAGCCACTTGAGGAACCATCTTTCATGATAGCTCCCTTTTATTTTGCTTTTGCTTGGCATACTCTCTCCTCTTGCCTTTAGCTAATGCTCTTATTGCTGTGTCCACTTTCATAGCAGTTGAATACCTTAGCTCTGTACCTCTAAGACTTCTGTAGTAGGTAGAGTAAGGTATCCCTGCTAGTTTAAAAGCGTCAGGTAATAGCACACCTCTCGCCTTTGAATTGATTATTAGATTGTCCAGATATGTTTGCATACTCCTCTTCTACACTATCGTCTTGCACATTTGCAAGTGTATTCTGCAATGCTTTGATGGTATCTCTTCCACGCTCTGTCAAATCTATAACATCTTTAAAGAAGGTTGGGCATCTCTTTGCAGTAATAAGCTCTCTTCTTTTAAGAACATTTAATATTGAATTAACAGTAGTGTGTTCCATGTTAAGAGACTCCATAATAGTATGGACATTAGCTTGCCTCATTCTATTTTGGAGAACTGCTATAGATACAAGAACCATCTTAGAGTTATGACTTAGCTTGTCCAATAATTCCATTTTATATTTAACATATATATCAACCATGCTTCATTCCTTTTGCATCTAGTAAAGTATCTTCTATACCTTTAGCAATCTCTGCTTGGATACTCATAGATACTTCCCATGCCTTTGATGCTTCAACAAAAAACTCTGCTTGTGCGATTGGGTTGCCATCATAAAGTATTTCTGAGGCAGACAAACAGGCTTGTGGTGAATCAAACAGATGACCTATTTTATAGCCAAGTTCAGATGGACTAAACTTTCTTGTAAATTCCACACTCATAATTCACTCTCCTCTCTTAATATATCTAGTTCATCATCTGGAAATGCAGGTTGAACATCATCTGGTATTATAAATTTAATATGCACTTGATTGTTTTGTATAGAGGACACATTGAAATTAAAATTATATTTATCTTGAATATTTTCACATGCTCTCAATATCATTCTTATATTTTTTGATTGACTACTCATTCTATCTCTCCTCTAAAATGATAAAGACCATAGCGACCACCATCAAACGGCACCATTTCCGTATCTATAATATAATCCTTTCTAAGATTAAATATCACAGCAGATAATCTTGTGGCTTTGTATCTTTCAAACGCATCCATTGAAGATATTCTTCCATGTTCTTTAAGATGTCTAAGAATTAAAGATGTCTTAGTTACTTTACTCATTACTCTCTCCTTCTATATCTATAAGTAAATTAATTTTAAGTTGGTTGTTATCCTCTTCAAATGTATAGCTCCATTCTTTCATAAGAGGATTGTGTTCACCTATCTGATTGTCTAACCAGTTATCTAGTCTGTTTATAAACTCCCTAATATTATAAGTTCTAGACTCATTCATTGCTCCCTCCCTTATTTATTATGTTCCATAATTGGAGTGCAAATTCATACCGACCTTCAAGGATACCACTTTCATTTGATTCTTCATCAGGTTTAGGCTGATTATTGTAATCATTAATTTCATGTTCAATACTTAAATCAATAGCAATTAATAATTTAAGTACCTTACTTAAGTCACACATATACCATTCAATCTCTTTATTTTTATAAGATTGGTATGTTGCTTTAGACTTTTCATTTAATACTAATGGTCGCATTACTCTCTCCTTTTGCATGGCTTTGTGTCATGTAGAGGGAAGCACAGATAAGCCATGACACAAAACTCCATGCTTCCCTCATCTCTTATGCGTATGCTAACGCATCCTTTAACTGCTCAACTTTTAGATGCCTAGTAGTTGCATCATTTAATCTACCTACAACAGTTTCGTTTCGCTTCCTGTCATTCTCTCCCTTAGGTGTATGGGTAGCCCAATGTGTAGCTGTGTTATAGGTAGCCCATTGATTGTCGCCTAGCATTGCTCTCTCTTTTTGCAACTGACCACAAACAATTTCTAATTGAACATCATTTGTTTTAGGATTGCCTGATTTGGTTGGCATCCTACACAAATAACGCTCAAGTAATTCTTTAGCTGTTGTCTCATCTTGTTTAGTTTCAATCATTCTTTTATATGTATCTTCACTATTAACAAATGTTTCCATAGCCATCTTTAGTTTCTCAGATGTATCAGCAACAGAAGCAGAGATAGTATGCTTGATTATATTCTCACTCAACCTCATGCCGTGTGTCATAGTATTAAGACAGAAGATTCTCTTTCCTTCTCCTGCCATTGCTAACTTCCATGTTCCATCATAAGAATTTCTAAAGTCTATAGTGTATCCAATGACATCACCAATCTGAGGTTCTATAGATACATCATCAAAGTATATCTGACCTCTTAGTTTCCTGCCTTCTTCAAACACTTCGATTGTTGTATATGTTTTTCCACAGTCTAGTTTCTCTACTGTTTCAAGTACACTATCTACAACAGACTCATGCTTTACTGGTACATATTTAGATTTATGAATACCAAGTGTCATGCCATTATCTTTTCTGACTAATGCCCTACCTAATCTAGTTGGTATAGGTACACCATCAGCAGATAATTCTTTCCACTCATATCCAAAGTTATAGTCTGAACTATCACAAACATTATCAGCTTGTAGTAGTTTCTTATTGTAGACTGACCAATTAAAAGTTCCATCCATTTTCTCTCTCCTTCTAATGAATATATTTATTGCACTTATGCAACCTATCAAATCATATAAGCACAATAATTGCAAGGTGTTTAAGCGAAGCGTGCCTTGCAATTCTTGTGTGTTATGATTGATAGATTCATTCGTAGGTTAATTAATCCTATTTATTTACCTACATGTCGTGTCCGTTTTAATACCTATTTATTCGGACACAAAATTCATTACCTTCTACGAGCTAATAAGCACCGCATGATTAAGGCCATTGAATTTGATTGGGTTCTTGCCCAAGCTAAAATGTGATTGTCATGTTGCATTAATATCTCCTTTCTTTCTGTGCTGTTGTAAGAAGATAATGAGGCCATACAAACTATTCTTAGATAGATTTATATGTATGGTACTTTCATTATCTCCTTACTTCATTTGGTTAAGATAACAGCACAAACCCTAACCAAATTCCAAACGCAAATACTCCTAAGTATAATACTCCTTCAAAAGCCCACCAGATTTTACTGTCTGTTGAGAAATCAAAGAATGGTTTGCGTAACTTTTGTTTTATAATTATCTTTCGTCTTTCATTTGTAAAATCATTTACTTTTGATTTAGAAATTAACTCTGTAAAACTCATTGCAACTTTCTCCCTTTACTCTGCGTTACTACTGGAACACCCACTTACGAGGATAAATCAAGATGACATCAGCCCACGGCTGACGTACATCTTTGACTACGAGCGTATCCACTCGCAGACAAAGATGTTCTGGAGAGTGACTAGCACCCTCCAGAATTGGTTGACTTTACTTCGGGCTAAGAGGTTGTCTGTTAAACCTACTAGCGTACTCATTAAAGTCTGAGTTCGTAGAGACTGGGCGTGGTTTCTTCTTACCATGAACATATTCTTCGCCTGACTCTTTCTTGTAGATTTCCTTTGCCGAATCGAGAAGAGCTTTCAGGTCTGCTACTGTATCTGCCTTCTCTGCCCTGCGAGTGAAGAGTTGTTCAATCCTCATTGACGCTTCACCTGCCTCTATGCAACGCTCTTCTTCCTGAAGTAAATCGGATTCAACTTTGTCATGCTGTTCTTGGAAGAACGCAAGTTTAGTGTGAAATCCATAACAGATTGACTCTACAGTTCGGATTCGACCCCAAGGGTCTCGAACGGAATTTGCAAGAGTTTCGATTGTTTTTGTAAGATTGGGCATGATGCCCTCCTTTCTTTGCTGTTAAATTGTGAACACCAATAGCACGAGAAGATAAAACCAAGTCCATAAGAATTGCGGAGGGTCCGCTCGCTCTTGCTTGCGAGTGGAAGCCGTCATTCTTGTTGACATGGTTTTGCTCGTGCTATGGTGGGGAGCAATTTGACAACTGCAAAGGAAGGAAGGTAGCGTGACCTGTCTTGCACAAAACATGAGGAACTCGCAGTCAAATTTCGTTCGTGACGCTTGGGCTTACAGTCGAATTACCTTCCGAACTACTGGTAGATGTCATCTGTTATGGGTTTCGCACTAAAGTTGCATGCTGTTCTTCCACAGCATGGCAAAGGTGAAGCTGATTTGCTACTTTCAGGAAAAGAGTGGGGTTTAGAGGTAGGTGGAGCGTCATCTACCATGAGGATTGAATCTCTCCAGAACCGCAGGTCAGATAAGGCTACAGTAGTAGACCTGATGCTCTGATTCGGCAAAGGGAATCTGCAGGAGAGATTCAGGCATATTTCATGGTAAGATGATACCTCCACAGTCTCCGTACTCAACTTTATGGGCGTTAGTAGGATTAACACCTTGACATGCCTCTTTGAACGAGCGTAAAGTCCATTCTGGAGGTGCTAGCATGAACCAGAACAACAGAAGTTTGACAGACAAACAGGTGGCATTAGTGGATACGCTCGTATCAAAGGCATGCACGATTAAAGAAGCCTCTCAGATTGCAGGATATGCAAATGGTGAAAGTGGTAGAGTCAGTGCCAGTAAGGCTTTGAAGCAACCACATGTACAGAGTTACCTCCTGCAATCTGTGGCTAATTCTTTAAGCATGCATGCTACGTCAGCCGTACAAAAGATAGTTTCCTTGTCAGGTACTGCCAGAAGTGAATACGTACAGCTAGAGGCCAGTAAGGACATCCTTGATAGGGTTGGCTTGAAGAGTCCTGACAAGCAAGTCCATCTTCATACGGCTGATGTCAAGGTTTCGATTGATTTATCCTGAATGGCATGACTAGGCATGGGGGGTCAAAACTTGTCATGCCATTCCCTGTAAAGGTCTATCACTAACAATTTAGGAGAAAAAAAGCATGATAAAACATGTTGTTAATTTTTTTAGAAGAATAGGGTCGCTGTTTAAAAGAAACATTGACAAACCTTCTACACCACCTGTAACAATAAAAAGAGTTAAGAAGAAGAAGTCGAGTAAATCGTAAACGGCTGTGCGTCACTAAGTGGTAGCATAGCAAACAAAGGAGCAAGCAATGGCGAGTAAGAATCTTAGAAGTCTATTGAATAGTTTAGACGTACAAGCAAAGAATGACATCATAAGTATATCCCCAAGTATTAGCCAACCCTTAGGTGGTGGTAATAAAGCTAAAGGTCAGCTAGGTGGTTCTGAAGGACCGAATGTTGGTTTTGCATTTATTTCCATATTTGGAAAAGTGTTTAAAACTAAGTCAAAGAACATACCTATATTCAACAAAATGTTTGGTAGTAAAAATGTTAAGAACATGAACATTGATACTAAGAAGACAAACATTAAGCCTGAGACTATTACACCTCGCAGTGTGCTTACTGCTGTTAAGAAAACAAAAGGTGTGAAAGATGTTGCACCTAAAGGTAAAGGTGGTAAATCTGTAGAAGCAATAGCAAAAAGAAAAGCTAAAAAGGGCGAAGGCAAATCTCGAAGAGTTAAAGTTTCTGACGCTAAGAAGAACCGAAGAGATAGAATGAGTCCTGATGCGAAAGCCGCAGGTGCTATCGGTTCTGCAGGATTAAGTGCCGCTATTATTGCGGCAGGCGACCAAAGCAAGAAGCGTAAGAAAAGTAAAATACCAAGACCTCCTTCCTCAACTGGTGTACAAGACAGGACTCCTATAGCTAAAGACAAGACACCTTCATCTGATGCAGGAACTAGAGGACTTCCAACTGGTGCAAAGCAAAGGGCTGTAGATAAAATGGATGTAGCTTCTAAACGAAGAAGGCTACAGAAAAGACCTGCTCCGTCTAATAGGATGGCACCTCCAACTGGTAGAGGTGGAGACAAGCCTTTAGATAAAGCTAGGTCTGGAACACAGACTTTTGGTACTTTTAAGGAGGCGTTTAGATATTACAACAATCTTCCTAGTGGAAAGAAACCTGCAACATTTACTTACAAGGGAAAGAGTTATGCAAATGTAACTAAAGACCAAGTAAAGAAAGCAGGGTTTAAAACTTTAAGAGCGTATCTTAATGCACAGAAGAAAAAGAAATAATGTCCTTTCTCCACAAACTCTCTCCTGAGGAAAGGCGAATCCTTAGGGTGGTTGTTAAGACTGTCCACCTTAAACACTATCCTAAGGAATTTATTACAGACTACGAAGCAGATAAGTTAATCTCAATTATAGCACCTGAATCTCTTGACCACTTAAAGAGAACTGGGAAAAATTTTGGAGTAGCAGACCTATGAAGTATACAAAAAAAACAAAAAAGACATTACTTAAAAACAAAAAGAAAATTGGAGGAACAAAGTTAGCAGGTGCTTTAAATAAAGGAACTTTTAGAGAAGGAAGTTCTGTTTATAGAGATTTGAATCCAAAAGAACTTATGGAAGTTGGGCCACTTAAACAAATGTTTAATTCATTACTTAAAAATGGTTTTAACAATGCTGAAGCCTATTCGACTGTAAAAGGTTCGCAGTTGTATAAAAATTTAATGATGATAGGCGAGGTGTAACCTATGAAAGATACAATGATATTGCGTGGAAAGGGAACTCCTTCTGATAAAAATTTAATAAGAATTGAAAAGTTTATAATGAAAGAGTTTAAAAGAAGAGGTAAATGACAACCTTTAAATACAAGCCAGATGGAGAAGTCTTAAAGGATTTTATGAAAGACAGTAGTTTCTTTCGTGGTATTCGTGGCCCTGTTGGTTCTGGTAAATCTGTTGCGTGTTGTGTTGAAGTATTTCGTAGGGCCTTAGAGCAAAAGGCTAATGATGATGGTGTAAAGAAAAGCAGATGGGCAGTCATCAGAAATACAAACCCACAGCTTAGAACTACTACAATTAAGACTTGGTTAGATTGGTTTCCAGAAGATGTGTGGGGTAGGTTTCATTGGTCAGTTCCCTACACCCACCACATCAAAAGAAATGATTTAGATATTGAAGTTATCTTCTTAGCCCTTGATAGGCCAGAAGATGTGAAGAAACTACTCTCCCTTGAATTAACAGGGGTGTGGGTAAATGAAGCCAGAGAAATTCCAAAGAGCATTATTGATGCTGTGACAATGAGATGCGGAAGATTTCCTTCTATGCGAGAAGGTGGGCCTAGTTGGTCTGGTGTTATCTGTGATACTAATGCTCCTGAGGAAGACCATTGGTGGGCAATTATGTCAGGTGATGTTCCCATACCAGACCACATTCCTAGAGAACAGGCGACTATGTTGATAAAGCCTGATAACTGGAACTTCTATACACAACCTCCTGCAATGTTAGAAAAGAAAGGTGAGGATGGTATAATTGAAAGTTATTCAATGAATAAGAAAGCAGAGAATAAATCTAATATTCTTGGAACTTATTATTCAAACCTTATTAGAGGAAAGACTAAGAACTGGATAGATGTGTATGTTATGAACAGATTGGGATTAATACAGGAAGGAAAGCCTGTATATCCTGACTTCTATTCAGAAACCCATATAGCTAAAGAAGAAATACCTATTGCTATTGGAGTACCTTTATATATTGGTATTGACTTTGGGCTTACTCCTTCTGCTGTATTTGGACAGAAGGTAAGAGGCAGATGGTTAATACAAACAGAGATAGTAGCTATTGATATGGGTATAGTTCGCTTCGCTGAATTACTACGTCAAGAGATAGCTACACGATTTGGTAACTTGGATGTGTATATTTATGGCGACCCTGCAGGAGACTTTAGAGCGCAAACAGACGAATCAACACCATTCCAAATACTAAGAGGTGCAGGATTAAGAGCATCACCTGCACCTAGTAATAGTGTAGACCTAAGACTTGAATCTGTATCTACACAATTAAATAAAATGGCAGAAGGGTTGCCATCATTTTTAGTTGATAGGAGATGCCCAACTTTAATAAAAGGTTTTGAAGGTGGTTATGCCTACAGGAAGTTACAGGTAAGTGGAGAGCGATATGATACAAAACCTGATAAGAATATGTATTCTCATGTGCATGATGCCCTGCAATATTTAATGTTAGGAGCAGGAGAAGGACGAAAACTTATGTCTGGACAGAAACCAGTTTCTGCTTTCCATGCAAGAAAAGGCTTTGATATTTTTGCAAGAAAGCCTATACAGAAAAGAAGTAGTTCAATTTGGTCAAGAATGTAGGAGAACAAAATGTGCTTTGGAGCAAGAACACCACCCCCTGTTAAAGATGATGATAATGAAGAAATCAAACAAACACAGGCAGATAAGATACTTGAAGAAGAACAGACAAAAATAAAAAGAAGGCAAGAGTCATTAGAAGATAATATGGATACCCCTGTTACAACAAGTTTTACTGGTGCTGATGGTAAAAAATTAAGACGGAAAAGAAGAGGTAGAGGTTCACTTCTAATGAGTGGTAGTGGTGGTCAAGGTTTTAGTAAAGGTTTATCTTATTTCGTATAAGGAATAGATTATGGATATGGAAATGAAGAAAGCAGGTTCTGGTAAAGAACTGGCTGTATTGTACTTAAAAAGATACGACAAAGCAAAAACCATTAGACAGAAATGGGAAGGTCTTTTTCAAGAATGTTATGAGTATGCCTTACCTATGCGTGAAACATTCTATAGCCAAACTGTTGGTGAACGTAGAGATGATAAGATATTTGATGAGACTGCTGTAGTAGGTGTACAGGAATTTGCATCAAGGTTGCAGTCTGGGTTAGTTCCTAACTTTGCAAGGTGGGCTGATTTTACTTCTGGTAGTGAAGTTCCTAAAGGAGAACGAGATTCAATAAATAATCAATTAGATGATGTTACTGATTATGTTTTTGAAGTACTTCAGAACTCAAACTTTGCACAAGAGGTGCATGAAAGTTTTATGGATTTAGCTGTAGGTACTGGAGTGCTTTATGTTTCAGAAGGTGATGCAATACATCCTGTAAAGTTTTCTGCACTACCATTGCCTCATGTTGTTCTTGATGTTGGCCCTGATGATATGATTGACCATGTATATAGAGAAAGAACTATACGCAATTCTGAAATTAAAGTGGTATACCCAAAAGCAAAACTGTCTCCAGAACTAACTAATTCTATGATGTCTAACCCTGAGGGCAGAGCTACTATCTTAGAAGTTGTATGTAGAAACTACAGCAAACCAAATGAAGATGCTTTTTATTCTATTGTTATAGAAACAAACACAAAGTCTGTATTAATACATGATGATTTGAAAGGCACAGGTTCCAATCCATTTTTGTGTTTTCGTTGGTCTAAATGTGCAGGTGAGGTTTATGGAAGAGGCCCATTATTAAATGCATTAAGTGCGATTAAAACTACTAATCTAACAATACAGTTGATACTTGAGAATGCACAGATGGCTATATCAGGTATATACCAAATGGATGATGATGGAGTTATTAACCCTGACACTATAAATTTAGTTCCTGGCACTGTTATACCTAAAGCACCTCAGTCAGCAGGTTTACAACCTGTAAGAGCCGCAGGTTCTTTTGAGGTAGGCAATCTTATATTGTCAGACATGAGACAAAATATTAAGAGAGCATTGTATAATGACATGCTTGGTAATCCAGATAGAACCCCTGCGTCAGCAACAGAAGTTGCAGAACGTATGGCTGATTTGTCCAGACGTATTGGTTCAGCATTTGGCAGGTTGCAAGCAGAACTGGTACAACCAGTATTACAAAGAGTTGTTTATATATTAAAAAAACAAGGTCGTATTAAAATACCAACAGTTAATGGTAGGCAAGTTAAAGTACGTTCTGTTTCTCCACTATCTCAAGCACAAGCAAACCAAGATATTACATCTATTGCTAGATGGCTTGAGTTAATTCAAGCAAGGTTTGGCCCAGAAATGGTTAATCTTCTTATTAACTCAGAAGAGACTGCGGCACATCTAGCTAAGAAGTTTGGTGTACCAGATACATTGATTAGAGATATTGAAGAAAGAAAACAATTAGTAGCTATGGCACAACAGATGGCACAGCAAGCACAACAAATGCAAATGCAATCACAGGCACAACCACAAGGAGAGCCTCAAGTTGAGCAAGGACAACCAAACTAATATAAGTTCAATAGATGGATACCCCAGAAAAAGAGAAGATGATGAACGTATCAGCATGGATGTTGCCGCATTATTTTCTACACCAAATGGGCAAGCTGTAAGACAGTATTTTAAAAGTATTACGATTGAAGCTATTCATGGTTCTGCAGTTACAGACGAAGTATTGCGTCATGCTGAAGGACAAAGGTATATTGTTGCCTTAATAGATAGAAGAATTAACCACGCAAATAGGATTAAACAAAATGGCTGAAGAAATGGAAGACAATGTTTCACGTGAAACATCTGAAGAAGAGAGAGACTTTGTAGTATCAGAAGAACAGCAAGCACAAGAGCAAAGACCTGAGTGGTTGCCAGAAAAGTTTAAGAATCCTGAGGATTTTGCAAAGTCATATAGTAGTTTAGAAAGAAGACTGAGTGAGGGTGAAGATGGTTTTCGTGAACAGTTTATGGAAGAAATTACTAATGCTGTTGCAGAAGATGTTCCTGATTCAGCAGATGATTATGAACTGCCTGAGGGTATTGATGAACAGTTAGCCGCAGATGACCCTTTGCTTGATTGGTGGGCTAATCATTCTCATGCCAATAACTTTACACAAGAAGAGTTCCAAGAAGGAATCGAAATGTATAGATTGGCATTGATGGACAAAGAAGGAGGGGAAATAGACCAAGAAGCAGAAATTGCACAGTTAGGTGATAATGCTCCTGAAAGGCTTGATGCTGTTCGTTCATTCTCTCAAGAGTTTTTTGCAGAAGAAGAGTTTGCAGAAATAGCTGAACTATGTGCTACTGCTACAGGTGTAAAGGCTATGGAAAGAATTATGTCTGCTATGAGTGAAACAGGAGATATTCAATCACAAGCCAGTGGTGGATTAAATGAGGATGCGTTAAAAGAAATGATGCGTGATGAAAGGTATTGGAAACAAGGACAGCGTGACCTTAACTTTGTGAAAGAAGTAGATGAAGGATTTGAAAAACTATATAGGTGACATAAAAGTAAAGGAGGGCGATTTAATGCTTCGCCCTTCTAAGATGAAAGATGTTATGCCTGTATATGAGAATATGCGTATTACTGATATGCGTGAATGTTACATGTGTGGTGTTGACCCTATGAAAGCATTAATGATTTCTTTTAAAGATGATGACGCTTTTGGCTATACTATTGAATGGGATGGCAAACCTATAGCAATGTGTGGTGTTACTCCTCACATATATGAAAAAAATATAGGGCAGATATGGCTTCTTGGTACTGAGGATATAGAGAAAGTTCAGTACTCTTTTTACAAACATAGTAAAAAAATAATGCAAATGATGTTAAAATCTTTTGATATTGTAGAAAATTACATTCCTAAAACCCATGTAAAATCTATAAATTGGATTACTTGGTTAGGCTTTCAATTAGATAATTATACTTATTTTCACAATGAATATGAATTTTTTCGATTTTTTCATTGCAATGTAGAAAAAAATAGTTTTTATAATGAAGAGTCAAGACCCACAATGCACTGATAGACCCTTAGGGACAATCTAACTGAAGTGACAAAATGGATAATCGTTAGACGTTGAAACATAAACTTTAACTAACGAGGTGTTTAAATGGCGAATACTATAAGTACAGCCTTTATTAAGCAGTTCGAGTCCGAAGTACACATGGCTTATCAGCGTATGGGTTCTAAATTAAGAAATACTGTACGAACTGTAAGTAATGTATCTGGTAACGTAGTACGTTTTCAGAAAATCGGAACTGGTTCTGCATCTACAAAGTCCAGAAATGGCAACGTAACTCCAATGGAATTAGCACACACTACAGTAGAAGCTACTATGCAAGACTACTATGCGGCTGAGTTTATTGATAAGTTGGACGAATTGAAGACCAACATCAATGAGCGTCAAGCTGTAGCTCAATCTGCGGCGGCGGCTCTAGGTCGTAAGACTGATGAGATTCTCATAACTGCTATGGACGCAGGTGCTAACTCAACTCAAATACATGACACAGGTTCAGCACTTGCAAAAGCTGACTTGCTTTCATTGTTTGAAACATTTGGCTCAGCTAATATTCCAGAAGATGGTGGCAGATACCTAGCTATGCACCCAAAGGGATTTGCAGACTTGTTTAATATAACAGAGTTTGCTTCATCTGACTTTGTGGGCGACCAGAATCTTCCATTTGCAGGTGGTATTACAATGAAAGAGTTCTTGGGATTTAAGATATTCTCAACCTCTGCTGTAACCGCAGGTAAGAATATGGCATATCACACTTCTTCTGTAGGCTTAGGGGTAGGTAAAGATGTATCTACTGAAGTAAACTACGTTGCAGAAAAAGTATCACACTTAACCACATCAATGATGTCAATGGGTGCCGCTGTTATAGACGACAATGGTATCTATGAAGTCCTTGATAATAACTCATAAGGAGATAAATCATGGCTTTAAATATGAGTAACCTTATTCGTATCGGTGGAGGTAGCGGTGTGAATATGTGGTATTATGCATCTAATGATGCTTTATCTGTTGTTAGGGCGGCAAACTATTTTTCAACTGCTGATGCTACTGGTGGTGAACATAATGGTGAAACTGCTCTTGGCATGATGAATGCAGGAGATATTGTTGTGTTAGTTGATTCAAATTCAACTCATAAAGATGCTTCAATTACTGTTGTAAAAGAAGTATCAGCTACAGCAATAGACTTAGGTGATGGTACTACAATCAGTAGTGCTGATAGTGACTAAGGATTGGGGGGGAGAAATCCCCCCTCACCAACAATGGTAGATAGTACACATTCAGATAGTGCAATAGACCTCTGCTCAAGGGGTCTTATTTTAATTGGAGCAGAGCCTATTACAGCTTTTTCTGATGGCACAACTGAAGCTCTTGTTGCTGTAAATATGTACGAAGATATTGTTAGGTCTGCTCTTGTTAATACAAGATGGAGATTTGCTACCAATCAAACGCAACTTAATTTACTAACGGATGTTCCAAAAGGAAGATATGACAATGCATATCAGTTACCTACTGATAGACTTTTGGTTCATGCACTTACTGTAAATGATAATATTATAGGCTATCAACTATATGGAGATATGGCTTATGCCGATACAGCAGATACAGACACAGTGATATGTGATTATACATTTAGAGTATCAGAAGAAAACTTTCCTCCTCACTTTAATATTGCAGTTATATATTCATTAGCAAATGTCTTTGCAGTATCTATAGCAAGAGATGCAAGTCTTGGAGAACAGATGGCTGTATTGGCAAACAATGCAATGTTAAAAGCTAGGAATGTAGATTCACAACAACAGACAACTAGAGCGATTGCTCAAACGAGGTTCTTGACTGAAAGGAGAAGCTAATGAGAAGGGTAAAAGTTCCTATTAGTAATTTTCAGTTTGGAGAAATAAGCCCATCATTAATATCAAGAACGGATTCTGCTGTGTATGCTCAGTCTGCACAGAAGGTAGAGAATTTATTCTTACGAGCAGAAGGTGGTGTTATTAAACGAGCAGGTCTAAAACATTTGTATGAGTTTGATACAACTTTTGAAGAAGCATCCTTTACAATTACTGTGAGTGATTATGGTAATATTATTGTTGGTTCTACAATAAAGTTTTTTAAAGGTGATGGTACATTAATTACTCTTGAGTTTGAAACAGCAGGTGGTTCTTCTCCAAGTTCTTCATCAGGAAACACACATTACGTTAGAGCAAATACAGATAACAACACAACTGCTGATAATATTTATACAGCTATTAATGCTATATCTGGATTTACAGTAGCCAATCCTTCTGCGGCTGTTGTTACAGTTACAAGAGATGACCCTTTTCATGGCAGACATTTAACAGTTGAGTCTTCAGATACAGTAAGGTTAGCAA